CCTCTGTTATCCGGCGTAAATATTCAGGACTAAGTATAGCATATCACCTCTTTCGTCAAAAGTCGTGGTACATGTTTTTGTTTTTTTAGTATAATACTTAAAAAAAGGAGGAAATACCACATGTATGAAAAAGTAACAATCCACGGAACGGAATACATCATCACAGGGCATGGAGTATATGACATGGACGGGAGTGCCGTGTCATTCCATGCAGTAAGTTCGGACGGCAGGAGGGTCGTGCTGACGTGTCCAGTGCTAGACCCAAGTGACCCTCTGTGTTATGACATTGAGCGTCCGAGTTGTATTATTGAGATGGATTAGAGGGGACTGATGGTTTCCTCTTTTACGTCCATCAGCTCATTGTACTGTTCCTCTGTGATTCTCCCAACTGCAAAAAATACGTCAATCTTATTCTTGAGGTCGTCTGTGAGACCGTTTCTTTCTGTGACATGCTCCCACCACTTAAATCTCTGATTTTGAAGTGGGGGCTTCTTGCTCAATGGCTCTACTGAGCCAAGTATCTACAAGCTATCCTCGCGTGCCCCGCGATTTTTATTAGTCCGGTTACGGACTTTTTATTGTGCTGTCATGCACATTCTGCAAAAATTCTTTTTCCTTCATTCATGATGTTAACTGCTGCATTTACATCTCGATCCATTCTGTTTCCACATTCACAACAATAAATCCTATCAGATAAAGACAATTCTTCTTTTTTCTTTCCGCATACACTGCAAATCTTACTGGATGCAAAATAACGATCTACTTTTATCAGATATTTTCCTCGTTCCTCCAGTTTATATTCCAGCATAGACAGAAACAGGCCATATCCATTATCATGCACGCCTTTTCCAAAATGAAATCCTCCTGCCATCCCTTTCAGATTCAGGTCTTCCACGCATACTGCATCGTAGCTCTCGGCAAGACTGGTACTGAGTTTATGCTGAAAATCTTTTCTCTGATTTCGGATCTTTTCATGGCACAATGCAACTCGTTTCTTCTGTTTTTTATAATTCTGACTGCCTTTCTGACATCTGGACAGCTTTCTCTGTTCCCGTGCAAGCTTTTTCTCTGCGTGCCGATAGAACATCGGGTATTTGGCTCTTTCATTAGTAGAAAACACACACATCCCCTGCATGGCAAAATCAATCCCGATAAATTTTTCTGCTGGTCCTTTTTCTGCTGTTTGGTTTTCACAGTAAAATAAAAGACTGGCAAAATATTTTCCGGAGGGCTCCCTGCTGACTGTCACAGATTTCAGTTTCCATTTTTCTGATATTGGACGGTGAAGCTTTATTCTGACAGCTGCCATCTTAGGCAGTTTCAAATATTTTCCTTCCAGAAAGGTATTTCCGTTCACTACGTTTGTTGTATAAGATTTTCTTGCTGACTTCTTTGATTTGAAACGTGGAAATCCTACCGATGGTTCGCGGAAAAACTTACGGAATGCACTTTCCAGATGCATCTGTACATTTGCTAACGCCAATGAATCCACCTCTTTCAGCCAGGGATATTCTTTCTTGTAACTGGCTGGTGTGTTCCTTAACATCTTTTTTTCTTTTTTACAATGTTCCATTTTGTCAGCAAGCATACAGTTATAGATAAATCGGCTGCAGCCGATTGTTTTTTCTATTTGCACACGTTGTTCTGCATTTGGATAGATTCTTATTTTTACTGCCCGATTTATTTTCCTCACCTTATTCCTACATATGAATGATTTCAATTATCTTTTACGAACAATATGTTCTCTTTTTATTATAATACAATCCAGTCACCAGAACAAGTGTTTCTTCTTTTTATTTATAAGATTCTTTTGATCATTTATGAGCATTTATGCTCAAATCTACAATTCATCTCACTACCTGAAGAGGTAGGAGAATTCTTGTTATATATTATGTTAAAAATATGCTATAATCAACCTATTAAGGAGGTGTCGCAAAATGTTTTTAAAATTGAAAATTTTCTGTACTTGTAATTGCAACTATTACGTAAATGAACAAATTAACACGGAAAAGGTAATTTGTCCAAATTGCGGCAAGGAGCATCCGTCTTCATCACAAATCATATCTATGCTTCGCATGGCTAAGTGTATTAATGATGGCAATGTTCCTGGTGCAAATATAGTGAGGACATTTGCTGTATCCAAGCGAGAAGATTCTGGCTGTTAATAATGTTATTGCAAAGTGGAGAGGAGTTTTAATCCTCTCCGCTTTTTTTACTTAATTCACTAAAACTCTCTTGTAATTGGCTTTGGAATTTCGCCTGTCAGATATGCGAGGTATTTTTCTTCCCTTGTTACCGGCTTGTCTGCCATCTTTTTACTCCTCTCCGAATAGTGTTGGTTCCTTTGGCTCGGCTTCTTTGACCATTGCTTTCGCTTCTTCCTCAGTCATTCCTTCAAACTTTACAAAATACAACCATGCTGGAACCTTGCCAGTAGTTACATACTGCCACCACCTTGCACGGTCGTTTTCTCTAACATAGAGGATATCTCCGAAATCATAATTGACTTCATAAACTCCGACAGGTGCAAGTCCGTACAGGTCAGCGTAAACGTTCAGCGCGTAAATTACTTCGTCCAGACAGGATTCCAGTTTGTCCCTCACGTCTTTGATAAACTGGACTGTCCTCTGCTGTTCTGCTTCTACTCCAGTAGCCGTCTGAATTCCGCTAGATTCGTTAAAAACAAAGTATCCGTTAGAGAACCCAATCTTGTACCCTAACTGGCTTAAAAGAGCATTTATGCCGCTTATACGGGTATCAGTGTTTAGAATCGGGTTGATTTCTTGGTAAAACTCTTTCTCATCCTGTCCGAATACATTTTTCACATAATCCGGCAAGCTCATTTCTTTGCATCTGTGCTCCATGGCCTGCGGTGTCATGGCGGATACTGGTGATCCGCTCGGCATCAGCAGTCGGTCATCTACCAGAGCGGTTCTCTTAGAATCAAGGATTTCTTTTGCATTACGGCTGTATGCAATGTCCAGATCTTTCAACTCTTCAATTGCTTCTGCAAATATCGGTAAGCCAAATGGTGTACTGATATCTACATTGTTCGCCTGTGGAGTCCGCAGAACTCCGTACAGAGGTCCGTCCAGCTTCTCGCCATTTGCTTTGAGAATCGGCGGCGTATCTGCCATGAGGTCAGCCCATTTGGTCTGTTTAAGGTCGATTTTATCGCCGATTGACTGAGGGGATTTCGACACATAAGCTCTGTTAGAAACGTAGTACGGATAGGTTGTCACGCCATCTATTGTAGTCTCGACAAAACGATGATATTCAAGCCGTGTATAGTATTTTCGTCCAACAGTATAAGAATCCTTGAATATAATCCCTTTTATTTCCTGATTGTCATAATCCACAATCATCACATCTGCCGGAGTAAATACATCAAGGCTCTCACCGTTCGGCTTGATGAAAACCGTTCCATAGGCGCAACCGTACTCTACCCAGCGACGTATCTGAAAATATACCTTGTTAATCTGTTTCTGAAGCCATGTAGCCCTTGCGGAACCGTCTATCTGAATGCCGATCGCCAGTGTTGCAAGCCTAGCTGTCTCTGAGCAGACAGATTTCGCAAAATTGATCGTCTTAATATTATTATTATCGTCCAACCATTCCGGCGCGCCTCTATAGATGTTTGCACACCGGTTAATCAGTGATTCCATCTCCGGAAATTCTGCTGCCTGGATGTTAAAATCCTCTTCGGCTTGTTTTTTGAAAAACATGTTAAACCACCTTTTTAGTGTTGTTATAAGTCCCATTTAATTTACCTTTTAAAATCCATCCATCTTACAGAAGTATCTCGCACAATAATGTCTTCATATTCTACAACTTTTAAGATTTCGTTAATGTCAGATGATCCATATATTATGTTAAACCGATGCTTAAGAATTTATTTATTTTATCTGAAAAGTACCTATCTAACATTTTATGCACTGTACCCCCTTCTGTTAAATAACGGCTCATAAGCATATCTAAGCGCCGAGATTGCATGATCGTTTCCATCAGGATAACCGCTTATTACATTTCCCTCTTTGTCCCGATCGTACTCATATTCTGTGATTTCTTTATATGCGTTCGGTGTTCGCTTCGGGTCAATGACTATGGTCTTTGTTTGTAAGAATTTAAAACCATATTCGATACTTCCCGGCCCTTTGGTTGCTCCTCTGGCAGGAAGTCCGGCATCCCGGAAGTCGTTCACGGATTTAGGCTCAGCAGAATCACATATCATCGTATAATCGTCATAGCCTTTTTTCTTGATCCAATCAGCGGTCTTGGAGTTGCTCCATTTATTTACATACAATTCGTCAATCAGATATATCTTCTCTCTGGCGGAATCATAATAAGTTCGGAGATAGCAGAAGGCATCCGGGTACCATCCATAATCTACACCAGCGAAAATGCGATCCATGTGGCTGATTTCTTCGTCTGTAATATCTCTAATCTCTAGATATTCAAATACGTTTCCGCCGTCACCATTTGGGACACCCAGATATTCATGCTCATAGGCTTCTGGATTGATTTCTTTCAGATGCGCTGCATCGTCAATAAACTTCTGTCCGAGCCACTCCGCCGGGGCTTCCAGATAACTTGAATGATGAATAACTCTTTTCGGGTTAGGCGTGAGCTTAATCCTGTTTACCCAGTTTGATTTTGATTTTGGCGGGTTATATGATGAAAAATCATAGGATTCATCGCCACCACGAAGCACTGACTGATTAACAGAACGTTCCTGGGCATCTCCCTTCATTTGATCTTTTTCCTCTTTCCAGAGGATCCCAATGTAGCCAAACTCCGGCTTAATGGATTTTAGTTTGGTTTCATCGTCCAGACCACGGAAGTATATTGTCTGTCCCGTCTTAATATACTTGATTTCAAGTGGCGACACCTTGCATTCAAATTCTTCCATCAGTCCGAGTTCGTTGATAGCCCATTTCATGTTAGCATATACAGAATCTTTTAGAGTGCCAGCCACCTGCCTTGTAATGCAGGCGTGCATCTGGGGGTTATTCTTGATAAGCTCAACAATTTTAAAAGCTACGAATGAAGATTTCAGACCGCCTCGGCCGCCCTCGAATACATATTCAATGTTAGGCTTAATCTGTCGGTTAATATCCACGAATGCCTTGCCGAGTACTCTGGCAGGAAGTTCATATTTGCTTTCGTCTGATTTTGATACGGCTACCAACTGTTCCCATTTGTCCACTGCCTGCATATTTCCTTTGATAGCTTTATCATATACGGCAGCTACAATACAGGCATTGTTATTTGCGTCCTCGTCAGATATACCCATCTTCGTGAGTTTCTTCTTTGCAGCAGTCGGGGCAGGGTTCTCAGCTATCATTTTGGCTAATTCAGAAAGGGTTTTCTTTTGGCGGCGAGACTGACCAGAAGCAATACCGCCTTTTTTTCCGTTTCTCACCGCTTCCTCACTGCTTCGACCAGGTTTAAAAGGTTTTAAATTTTCCTCGTTTGCCATTCTATCAACATCCAATCATACCCTTTCTGAATTAAGCTATAAAACCCCATAGTAACACTTCTGAGTATATTCTATCACAGGTCAGTAGAAAAGTTGTGGTACATGTTTGAGGAATTTTGCGTTAAAAAAGAGCCGGTAAATACCGACTCTCTGATTTTATTCATTGCTTTGTAATTTTCTGATCGTCTCGCCCTGGTCACTTCCACATTATCATCTTTGAACTTTATAGTATCCCCATTACATTTTATCGTAACTTCGTTCTTTTCTCTGTCAATTTCAAGTGTAGGATTGTCCAACATGATTATCAACTCCTTCTCATTAATGTGCAAGTAATCCAACAAACAGCGGAAGAACTAATGCCATTAAGCATAATGGTTCTTTTGTATAACTGAGTGCCGCTATTACGGCAAATGATGTACTGACCCATGCTACTGATTTCGCCATTGCTGTATTAAAATCCATTTAATCACTCCTCTCCCCAGTCAATTTTCTGCCCGCATTCAGAACAGTACTTGCTTATTTTTTTACCAATAACAGATGTTCCGCATTTCGCACATTTTTGAGTGGAAAATATATTGTACGGAAAATCTGGAACATATTCTTCAGGTTTGCATGGAATCTGCTTTTCCAATGCTTTTGCTCCGGAATCACACGCCCATGCTTCCTTGAGATATTTTTTCTGCCATTCATCTTTGTTTTCAGAACTTTCAAGGAAACATAAATGCTGGTCTCTCATATCGGATAATATGTCTTTTGCTTCTTCTGGTTTCATATTAATTTCCTCTTCATCATCAATCTCTGGATTCTCAATAAATTTTTCAATATCTTCAACTGCTTTCTCTTCCGGTGTAGGAACTGTCCCTTTTCCTACTTTTGCAATTTCAAGAAGTTCATCTATATTATTTTCCCAATTACGTGTATTGCACAAATCCGTGTTGCACTTATTATTCCTGTTGTCCAACACACATCCTATACATTCACGTTCGCAACAATTGCTTACATCTGCAATCCGTTCAGCAAACTCTCTTGCAGACATTTCTTTTGTTCCGAGGAGTTCTGATGCTTCGTAGAAAGCGTAATCTGACCAAATACGTACACCATAAACAATAGCTTTGCTTTCTTTGCAAAATCTCAAAATGTCCGGTAAATGTTGTTCTAGTAATGGCTTGCAATCGTCTTTTAAACACCAATGAAATCCTTGTTTTTCAGCTTCTTTAAGTAATTTTTCATTTTCCTCTGGTGTTCTAACCAGAATACATTTATTTCTTAAATCAATCATTTATTTTCCTCCTCCAATCTCATCAATACAATCGTTCCAACCGATCTTATAGCTCGGTAGTTTGCCTCCCGCTTTGAAATACTCGCCGTTATAAAGCCCAGTTACTTTCATTTTCTCCGGCAATGGCTTCAATGGACACCAATCAGGTCTTGATTTGCTTTCACAATCATAATGTTCTTCTGTCATCAGAATTACATCATAATCTAAACAGTCAGCTAATTCACACAAACCCTCATATTCAAGATCACTACAGTATCCAGTTCCAAATGGACAATCATAACAATTTGTTGGTGTGTCTATCACTAATACTGATTTACTCATTTGTGTTCCTCCTGTAACAACTCTGGATTGTCGAAAATGTTTCCAACTACGTGGATCCCACATGACTAAAGTCACATGCTCCTCTGTCGCTTTAAGCGACAAGGCTAAATATCGGCGGATACGCCTGTAACTTAGGATATGCGCAGTCATGCGCTTTTTTCCATGCCAGATATGGCAGGTTCCCACACCACAGGTAATCCGCTGTATATCTGCCTGTGTTTATGCTGCTCTTAAGAGTTCCATTTCTGAAAATAGTTCTCTTAAGTCCGCATATACACATGAGATCCTACGCTTTACTGAAGGGACTTTTGCCTCCAGCAAAGACCTTTCCGTTACCGGAAGGGGTTTTAAGAGTTCCCGTATAAAATATCTGGCTCCAATATTATAGGACGCCGAAAGATCACAGTTATATCTTTTTCCATTCTGGAATGTACATAAACTGTGATTGCCTGGATCACGGACAACTGTTCCCGAGCCATCACAGGCAAGCCTGCTGGTATTCCACGCACAGATCCTGGAAATCCGCATCCCTCTGCGATGTGCCTGATGTTCACATCTTTTCTGGATATCCCTTTTTCTCCACAGGTGCAGCTTCTGTTTCTTTCTTCCGGATATCTTTCCTTTTATTTCCAGATACTCAAACACGATCACATCCGCATGGTTTTCTTCTGCATATCCTGTGACTGCTCCTGCAATCTTTCTTCCAAGTTCTGTGTTAAGACGCTTCGCGTAGGCCCATCTGCTTTTCACCTGTGCGGAGCCATGCTCGCGCTGGAATCTGCTTATCCGTCCCAGCACACGGTACATCCGGTCTTTTTCACTGGGAAAATCAATAAACTTTCTTCCCAGGACAGTTCCATCTGACCGCATAATGGTACAGACTGCATCCGTATTGAGTCCTAAATCCACACTGCAGATGACCTGTTCTTTTACAGATGTCTTTGTAAACAGCACCTCTTCTGTATAAGAAAAACGCAGAAAGTATTTACGATGCCTTTTTTCCAACACGGGAGCTGTTGCTCTTTTTCCTGCCCAGTTCTTTCTGAGATATTCCATATCTGTATGGCTGAGGCTGACCCGGAACCATTTCCAGTCATGACCGTCATAAAGTTTCAGGCACGCTCTATCTTTTTCTTCTGTATCCTCACGGTACATCACATCACGGTAGAATACCGGCATGGCATGATTATCACACACCAGCTTCGGCCTGCCGCCTTTCTGATCCGTTTTTTCCCACAGTTCCAGCCTTGTCTTATATGAGGATATACTTCCCAGGGCATGCTGGATAGCTGCCCTTCTGAGATAAGAAGGCATCTTTGGAAATCGCAGGTCAAAATCAAACCTTGCCTCGTTCTTTTTAGTGGTATGTACCAGATGTTCTGCAGTATTGAAACGTTTTTTAGGTTCCGTGATCACTGCCAGTTCATCCCATATCTGGGCATAGATCTCAATCAGACAGCTGACCGCAGAACGATAAATATCCAGTGTCTGGCGGATCGGAATATTCTGTTTTCGCAGTTCTACACCATAACTGGATACTGTCCTCATCTTTTTTCCTCTTTCTTACAAATATAAATACGGGTTCTTTCAGGTTACTGCTTTTCTTTTTGCCCCTCGATATAAGAACATACCTGTTCCCTGTTCCTGTCACTCACCGTTACTGCACAATAAGATGGATTCCACAGATGCCCTCCCCAAAGTTCCTTCTTCAGTTCTGGATGAGCAAGAAATATCTGTCTGGCAATGTTCCCCTTCATGATCTTGATCATATCAGAGATATAAAACTGTGGTCTGCAATCTACAAGCAGATGGATATGATCCGGCATAACCTCCATTGCCAGAATCTGAAATTTATATTCTTCTGCAAGGTCATAGAGCATTTCTTTGCATTCTGTATCAATACCATCTTTTAAAACCTTTTTCCGGTATTTTGTACACCATACCAGATGATACTGCAGGGAATACACATATCCTCTACCATATGAAAGTTCATTATTATTGATATTAAACATATTTTCCTCCATGTTTTTATTATACCATATGCAAGAACATTTCACAAACAATTTGTTCTGCCTTTTTTCAAAAAAATAGTGCGTCTAACTCATCACTGAAGTAACGAGAATGCAACGCACAGTTATTCAACTCCACCGCCTTTCACGATTTCGATTGCCCTGCTCAGTCCAGCATTGTATCCTTGATGCACATCAGATAAAATACATTCTGATTCAATGAATTTATCTCTTTTCAATTCGCTAATAGCCTTATCCGCATCAAAAGCTGTCGGCTGTTTATTAATGCAATCAATAAACTCTTTCTGGTCAGAACTAATACTTGTGCCAATTTCCCAAATTTTGATGTATTTGATTAATTCGTCTGCATCAATCAGTCTGCTCATATTCTATTCTCCTAACTGTTTTAAAATTTCTTTTGCAATTTTATTACTTTCCTGCATGGAAACTCCCCATCCATTATATTTTCTGTGGCATTCATCACAGTTCCATTCACCATTATCACTTTCTTTAATTTCGCTATTGAATCTGCAATTATCGCAATACATATGATCGAGAGTGCCGTAAATGATGCTTGCAATATCGTCTTGTTTGCTATTAGCATCGTCTACGTGTTTCTGCTTAGTTAAATATTCAAACGCTCTCAGCTCATTTTTCCCGACCCATTTAATCCATGCACCGCAATCCCCGCAATACAATCCCGTATTATTCCCAACTTTCTTGACAAAAAGGTTTTTACTATTGCACTTTGGACATTTATATTCTTTCATTTATTTTTCCTCCCATACTCCCAACAACCGCATCCTCTCATACAGTACAGCGACGGTCTTGCGTCTGTATCCGTAGAAGTCTTTCGGGTTCATCGGGATATATCTTTCTTTGCTGATTTTCCTGTAACTTTTTCGGTGTAGGATATTCTCAATAACCATATCCGCTATCACCGTGTTCTTCGGGCAAGCTGACAAGGCGGCACTGGTAAGCAGGTATCCGTACTCTGCCGGGAAGTCTTTCAGCATCGTATTCAGTTTTTCAACGTCCTCTGCCGGAATACCGTAGTCTTTCAGTTTTTTATTCCTTGTCAGCATACCGTTGCTCCTTTCTACTATTTGTCTGGGTGGTGCTTATCGTACATGATCGCTGCACATGCAAGACCGGCCACTCCGACTATGATTCCAAGGGTGAATCCTAATAAGAATGTAATCATGATTCGTCCTCCCTATAGCGCTCCGGCAATTCCATCCAGGCGTTGACATATAAATCATTACCTAAACAAGATATTAAATCGTCACCGGCGTAAAAAATGCCGTTGCCATCTTTATCTCTTTCACATCTTCCGATTATTGGGATTGAGTAATTCGCAAAAGAGAGAAGAATATAATCATCTGTTTCTGTCAATCTCTCACTGACCGGAATCCAACCATTTTCTTTCTCATCATCCATATTTTCGATATAATCCATGATTTTAAGTCCCAACTCGTAAGCCGTTCCTTCCAAAGGTTTCCCGTATGGATTTATTGTTCTTTTTATGTAATCGTAAATTTTACTTTTATCGCTCATACTTCCACCTCTACAAAATACTTTTCTAAAGTTTCTTTTGATATCTCAATCCATCTATTAGCATTTACTCCGTCAAGATGGATATCTCCGCCGATAATTTTTTCATTTCTATCCTCACTTTCCCCATGTAAGCAACTACATGGTCAATCAACAAAACTCCATCTGTCCATCATCAATAAACTTCTTTTTCTTCCGGCTTAATGTATCACCCTGCTGTTTCAATCTATCCACACGGGCCTTCTGGTCAAAGTTCGCCATATAATTATCGTCAACTTCTGGCGGTACTTTTAGAAAATATTCTTCTGGAAGTGGAAGATTATACTCCTTGCAACAATTTGCAATCTCATTTCTGTATGAAAGAATATGATTTCTGGTTAGATTCATATTGCATCCGTCCGTCCAGAATGGATCATTGCAGCCGTTTTCGTTGATGCGCTCCCAGATAGCACGCTCATGTAATAGGTTTTTTCTTAACAACTCTAATTCCTGTTCCGGTGTTTTCTGCTTCATTCTCATTCTCCTTTTGCCAATATAAGCAACTGGCACGCTATTGTGCAGTTGGCACATGATTAATCGGTCTCTACCTTTGAATAACTTAATCTATACGCCCTCTGCTCTGTCGGATCCTCACTAACAAGCAATCCGTTGTCTAAGAGCAAATTAAAGTGTTTTCTGGCAGTAGCCATTGAAACGTCTAATCCATCTGCAATATTTCTTGTGGACGGCATATAGTGGTGTTTACGGTAATATTTCAAGATAAAGTGATATACCGCTTTATACATCTCCTGTCCTTCTTTGTGTTTGCGCTCTGTATTGTATTTTCCCATCAATAACACCTCGCTTAATCGTTAATTCGGAATCTTAAATCAAGATTCAGTTCCTCTTTGATTGATCTTCTATAATCCTCCCAGGTTGCCATATCATCCATCAGATAATCAGCCCCCCTGTCCATGCCATCCATGAATTTCTGGCAGCGTTTCTGTCCAAATCCGAAATCATCATGCAAAACGGCAATTCCAAGGATTGTAAATGTATCAAGTGTCATTTCTTTGATTTTCTGTGCTGCTTTATCCAGGTCCTTACTGGCTAAAGAGGTATGTATTCCTGTAATCCCTCGGAATTTTATTTCCCTCTCAAGCGCTTCTATACCGCCATCTCTAACAATTCTGAGTGCCAGGTCAAGACCATCCTCTCTGCCTCGCTCATACTCTTTCATTTTGTTCATTGGTTTTCTCCTTGTTCAGATTTTTAGCTTTCTTATACATCTTGTCTAGATAATCCGCATAGGCTGTAAGCATGTGATCCACAAAGCCGTTTTTATTATATTTGTCTGATACAACGTGTATCTGCTCAACTACCTGCTGCCAGTATTCGTCCTTTTCTTCTATTCCGGCGGTCTGAAGGACTAGTGCCGGAAAGTCGATTTGTAAAAACTTTATGGTGTTCGGTATCTGCTCATGCGTCACTCTCATACTTATACACCTTCTTCTACCTCAAAACTCTGTTCAAGAAGTCGCTCGTTATCTTTGCTAAACGCCTTTATATAGCTCTGTTTTATCGGTCTGATAAAATGTATGCCATTAGCGGATTTCGCCCGGGAAACAGCTACATAGAACTGCCCAGGATCCCAACAACAAGGATCAATATTAATCTTTTCAAATGTCTGTCCCTGTGATTTATGAATACTGATTGCCCAGGCAAGTTTTACCGGGAACTGAGAGAATGATCCAACTTTCTTACGGACAATCTTCTCTTTCACGATCTTCTGACCATCCTTTTCTTGTTCAGATTCCTCAATAACCTGTTTCTCAATGTCTTTACTGTATCTGTACAAGTTAACTGTTTTGCCCTTATCAGTCTTGATGACCAGATAGGATTCTTCAAATTCTCCATTGTCCACAATTTTCTGAATGATGCCAATCGTTCCATTGACGTAGTTTCCAGACAGATCATTGACTGTAATCATCACTTTTGCACCGATGTTAAGAATTAAGTCCTCTCTGGCAAATGCAATGTTCTTAATATCAGCAGACGTTAATTCTCTGTCAACTGCTGCATGAAACACTTTTTCGGTCTTTTTATCCAGTTTTCCGAGAAAAGTATTATTAATCCGATCAGCTTCAGCATTTGTTCCAACCAGGAATGGTGCTTCCGGTATAACTTTATCTGCTTCATTGTTCTCCAGATAAGCAATCGATTTACGGATATTGGTACCGTATTTAATATCATTCAGTACGTACTTAAACCCTTCGTCATTCTGCCTGCATACTTCATCAAGCTTGATATATTCAAACCTCATTTCTTTCCAGTATTCAGACATGAAAGCATATCCGTGTTCGTACTTTCCACCCTTTCCATAATCAGATCCATACATCCGGCAGAGGATTTTACGATCATCTGTTGTGATAACTGGTGAAAGCTGGTAGAAATCCCCGATTACGATCAGTTGAACGTCTTTTTTATCCTCTCCGCTCAAAAGTCTGTCAACCGCTCTCTCTTCATTCTCCGTGATGATCGTCTTCGCAATCATATTAAACAGGTCGAACCGGCACATGCTGATCTCGTCAATAATGAGAATATCTGCTTCCTTCAACAGTTCAGCTCTGGATTTCACTTTTTTCTTGTAATCCTCAAATTTGATTGAGATATTCAATGCACGATGCACGGTAGTCGCTCCATATCCGATATTGTCCGCAGCTATTCCAGTAGTAGCAGATACCAGAACACTTTTACCAGCTTTTTCCGCCTCATCAATAAACGTTTGGATAACCGTTGTTTTACCTGTTCCTGCGTCTCCTGTAAGGAAAACATTACTGCCAGACAACATTGTGTCCAATGCGTACCGCTGTTTTTTATTAAGCTTCTCTTTTTCCATTTTTGTAACCACTCCTATGCCTTAGTAACCAATTGTAACAATCTGAATTTTCATGCAATTTAATTTTATTTTTTAATTTGTATAATCATTTTATTTTTGTAACCAATGTGTAACCAACTTTTCAACCACCTTGGTTACACCGCAAACCCTTATTTTATGCGGGTTTCAGAGGTGTGTAACCGTGTAACCAATGTAACCAAGGTTTTCCTATAGGAGATTGCAATGTATATATGTTTTTTTTATATATTTTTTTATTCCCTATACACATGCTTTTCCGCGGGTTACATGGTTACATGGTTACAAATCACGAAAACGGAACACTTGTTCCAGTATTGACAGGTATAAAATCAGCTTCAACATGCTCATTTTCCTGTTCGTCTTCAAGATCTTTTATATCAATAATCTTTACAGCAACAAGTCTCATTACACTTCCCCCATCTCTTTTTATTACCGTATCCCTTTTTCCTGTATGCTTAATTAATTCTCGATTAATCGCCCATGCCGAAAAGGCTTTTCTGGAGAATCCGTTGTTCTTTAGGAGATTTTCAAGAGGTTTCGGATAAAAATATACATATACATCTCCATACTCATCTGGTGTTTCCTTAAATCCCCACTGATCGCAACTGAATTGCGCATCAAAGTGCTGCCCGTACACAGAAAGACTTTCGATGATAAATTCATAGCATCTCTGTCCTTCCGATACGTCTTTCTTGCGTGTAGGTATGTCCACAACATCCTCGACTGTCAGCTCACGTCCATCCTTAAATATGAAATCTGTAGCTAATTTATCCGCCAACAGAAGAGTAGATATAGCCATTACCTGCTTTGCCGGGAAATTATATCCATCAAAGCCCTTTTCAATCTCAGACTTCATTTCTTTCAGCTCATCCGGTGTAAATTTTTTTAGATTTCCAACAAATACTCTTCCAGCAAAACCATAATTTTTCATTACAGTGCTATTAATTTCTGCTGGATTCTCATAAATATCTTCGCAGCACTCAATTTCAATAATTCTGTTGATTGCTCCACCGGAATCTGCAAATTCTGAAATAGGATTCTCGCCGTTGCAAATGGTTACATTACTCCATGTATTCTCCTTAGCTGCTCCGAGGTCCTTATTTGATCTTCCTTTCCCTTTACCGGAACAGAGATTGTAAATCAATGTTTCGTAGTTGTCCCGAATATATTGAGAAGCGTTCTTAGAGTCATCGAGGATCATCGGAAAGTTATTAAGCATGTCTGCCCTTGTCTCCAATGATGTATCTGTTGACCGGAAATTCCCAACGTAGGATCCTGGCGACGGGTTTCCCCAGATAGATGCAGCTATGTTGATCGTTACTGTCTTGCCGCCGCCTGTCTGTCCATAGAAGTCTACGATGAACGGCAATGCATCAAGCGGTTGTACAAGCACACTTGCAAAAGATGCCGCCAGTGCTATTCGTGGTTCTAATCGTCCGCACGACCGTAACTGTTTAGCCAGAGTCACCCACTTGAAGTAGTCTCCACTTTCCTGTATACTCTGGAATAGTGTTTTAAAGCGGTATTCGCCGTCAAAGACGATTGAAAGGTCGTAAGGTACAAATACATTGCCATGCCACCCCAACTTGCTCGTAGAGTGCTGTATGTCGATCATATCGGCATTGTACATTTCAACGTCCGCCAGATACTTCACAAGAAGCCTTGCATTCTCCGAGTTGACCTGCACACCGAACCTTGCAAGATTAGTTATCGCCCTGGAAGTCACAATGTCGATTTTTGGAACAGTTATTTCTGTCCAGCATCCATCTCTTTTAAAAGCCACTGTGATCTGTTCTTCGCCTGTCTCAATATTTTTCAATCGACGTATCGGCATGATTGGATGGTGGCATACAAGTTCTCTCGCCTTGGATGTTTCAGAAGAAAATATTCCGTTTTCTGTAGCTATCCAGCTGCCACAAGCCATGTTTGGATATTCTTTTCCAATATCATCCTCATAAAAGTTTGTGATATTTTCAACTAACTGCATAGAACGATTTACTTTTTCTTCTTTTTCCTTGTCCTGTTCTGCTTTCTGGAATTCTTTTATGAATTCCTCGGCTATGCTTTTTGCTCTTACACTCTTCGCCCTGTCCATTAACTTAAATTTAGCTTCCGAACGGTCGATTTTACTTTTTATTGAAAAAAGTTCTTCATACAGTTGCTTCTGCATAAAATCATTTGCTTGCAAATTTTCAATATTTTCAAGAATGCTTCTCACCTCCTGCCTTAGCTGACAATATTTCATATCTGCTTCTTTCTTTTTCAAGGTTAAACTGGCACATATACCACTCTTCTGAACCAGGAGGGAAGGTTTTTAGCGCTGTTTCGTATATAAGTATGTTCTTTTCTACCTGCTCAAGCTCATTAGGATCCTGAGCGGGATTACATTTTTTTAATTTGATATCTCGCACTTCATGTCTGATCTGGTTACGACTTTTACCTTTTTTAGAGATATAAGTACCACCCAGCTCGATAAATGCAGTGCTAAAAGGGACGGATTCGTATTGCATCACGAAATCAAACACATCGCCACCGGTTCCGCAGCCGAAGCAGTAAAAGGAATCATCGTAGATTTTACAGGATGCTGACTTTTCCTTGTGAAAAGGGCAACATATAAAACCAGCTCTATTTGGTTTTAGTCCATACCTGGAAAGAATATCAGACATTTTCACTGATTGCTTGATTTCATCTTTTGTCATGACAGCAACTCCATGATTCGCCGTCCAGTCTCTTCTTTTGTACAGAATTCAAATCGGACACCGTATTTATCTCTGATTGTGCATAGAGATTTATATAACTGGCAGCCATCAACAGCCTTATCAGAAATTACAGTCTTTACTCTCTTACCGTTTACCGTCTTCCAGATAACTTTATGTTTTCGGGGGTTCTCCCAGAAATATACATCATCAACTGATTTAATATCTGATCCATGTTCACATAGGATAATCAACTGAATACCTGCTTCACGCGCTCTGATAAGCTCTGCTTTGAATCTTTCATGCTGCTGGCAGACATTTCCGCAAAGCTCTTGCAAATCCTTTTTACGGTCAATACAGAGTTTTGCATTATCCAACGACTGATAATCTCCACAGTATAACTTCGATCGGAAATACTGTACTCCAAGACTGTCAAACTGCTTTTGAATCCGTTCCCATTCCTTTTTATGTTCTCTTGTGTCTGTCTGTATAATCATTAAAAACACATCCTTTTAATTGAATGGAAGCTCTTCCTGTACACTATCCGGAATACTCATAAAATCAGTTCCTACTGGACTCGCCCCCATGATAGCTTCTTCTTTCAGATGATCGTCATAGGCTTTTGTGGTGCGCTCTTCTGGGATATCTGCATCCTTAATTCCTTCCACGCTGCGGAACCATGCAAGCTTGTGACGTTTTACTTCTCTGTTATCGTACCAGTCTTTCTCCAGGCGGAAGATACCGCCGATCAGCTTACCTTTGAACTGCTGCCCGAAATTATCGCCCCACTTAACGGCAAATCCTGGATTTGACTTTTCTACGCATGTGATAAATGTTTTAAGGTTACGGACACCATAATCTACACTCTCGTCAATAACCATATAGTTAGTACCGGCATTCGGATATTTCTTGTCTGGACGAATGTCATTTTCAAATTGCTTCATAAAGTAGCCCGCCTGTTCGTCTCCTTCTGCAAAATCAAACAAGATAACGAGCATATCAAGTCCACCCTGGGATTTTTTCTCTGATACCTGCTTAATTACCATCTTGTGACCACCAAGTTTAATTTTTTCATAATCGCCAGCGGCACTTGTTGAATCATAATTTTGAGGTTTGTTCATTTTATTTACTCCTTATATTTGAATACATATTTTCTTGGTTTCTTTGTTTTGCCATTTAATATAAGCTTTATGGTGCTTTTTGCTATATTAGTGTTTTTTGCGGCTTGTATGATATTTTTGTGAAGTGCAATGAAATTTCCATCTAAATCATATTGAATAACAGGTTTTTCATATCCATTACGACATGACTTTCCCATATTATTTTTTGATATTCTTTCTTTTACTGTTCCATAGTTCATGTTGTATTTATGAGAACACCATTCGAGATTATCAACGCAATTATTACTCGGATTTTCGTCTTTATGATTAACTTCTGGAAGATTCTGCGGATTTGGTAAGAAAGCTGTTGCAACAAGTCTATGTATTTTAAAATGTTTTCTTTTCCCATTACATAAAACTTTTACACTTTCATAACCTAATGAGTTAAATTCTGTATACATAATATTTCCTCTGTATTTAACTCTCCCAAGATTGCTTACTTCATGATTTTTATCAATACATGGTTTCCAGATTTCTTCTATGATTCTTCTTCCTTTCCTAATCCATAATAATCTCTGATAACCTTGTCAACTTCTGCAAGGTCGTTATCAATAGTTAAACTGTCAAACATTCCAATCGGGGATTTACTTACTGCTCCCTGGCTGGACTGAGTGACAAATAAGTGTTTTCCACTCTCTTCAATGCAGCGAAGAACGATGGTGAACATACCCTCGATGCAAACTTTTTCGTCCAGAAGTTTTCCAATGGTCTTAGGTTTTACTTCCCCGGAATCGTCTTTTTCTTCATGCATCATAAGGTAAACAATTTTATTCTGCGGTACTTTTGTTACAATGAACTGGATAAGATTCCAGAAATAGTCTCCAATATCATTGTACAGAGCGAACACTGCATTGCCTTTTCCGGCAGAAGCGTGTCCTTTCATGAAATGATTCGTGATAAGATATCCTGCATCATCAATTACAATTGACTCCGCTTTTGATGCGATCAGGCACTTCATTACCTGCTGGTAATCATCTGTAAACCATCCATCAATCTTTCCTTTGAACGGAAGCGGTTTATTCAATACTCTAATAAGATTCCAGTGTTCATTCTGGCAGTTTCTAAGACTGGTACTCTTGCCAGAACCAGATTTTCCAATAATTAATACTGGCGTTGCCATTGCTATTCCTCCTTGTCATAAACCACATGTTTACTGCCCTCAACGATCAGTAAACTTGCGATATCCTTCATAGAAATGGTTGATTCATTGTAAATTTCAACCAGTGCGTTGTATGCTTCCGGCGATACTTTCACAACCGGGTTGTCCTTATCGGTTGCAGGCTGCTTCTTCCTTGCCGGAATACGGATTTCAAATTCACTCACTGATACTTTCCTCCTTATATGATTTCTGAGCCGTTAAAAGCCCATTTAGAGCCTGTACGTAGTTCGCTAATGTTCTTGCCTTGTATGATTCTTCTATCGGATTATCCGGAACAATAGCAAGCTGAGTGTCAATCAATCTAACAATCTCATTAATGCGCTCTTCCATGTTTACACCTCCTCAAAAAAGCAATACACATTGTCAGAACCATCCCCTCTCGCCGGATTTTTTTTGCCATTCGAAAATACTCCGCCGGCACAGTGATATTCGAGGTGATTCAAGTACATGTCCGGGTTCTCCCAATCAAGAATGTACGCTTTCCGCCTGTTCAGCTCCCCCAGAAGCTCGTTCACTGTTGTTATCAATTCCATTGTCGGCAGGAGCTTCAATTCTATCTGATTCAGCATTTAACGGACACCTCCCATTGATAAGCAGTTCCAGAAGACATTTCTTTGCATTTTCGTAATTCTGAGATTCGGACTCAAAGTCGTAAAACTGGCACAATGAAAAATGTTTTACGATCTCCCCTGCATCATTAAATACATAAATATAAACTCTGGATATGTCGTCACACGCCGTATAGTCAAAATTCACATGCGCCGTTGTTTCACTTGAAACTCTCAGACACAAATCAAATATTTCTCTGATTTTCTCTTCGTTCATAATTTCCTCCTTGTATTGACTTTTGGTTTCTTTCCTTCTACAATGGAGAAGAAATATATTGTCTTGGATCCTTATTTGAGTTGCAGCTCTGAGGATCCTTTTTTAGTTGGCATGTCTAGCATGTCCATTCTTTCCACGTCCTTGCTATGTACACAGCTCCGATCAGTCCCAACGCTCCCATGATCTGGTCACGGCTGTTGTCCCAGGTCCAGAACGGAAGATACGTTGCTATCCCTCCAATCAGAATGGAGTCTATCCAATCTTTCATGTCAAAGCCTCCAATATTTCCTCGTTAGGGAAGTTCAATCGAATAAAAATATGCCGCAGTTCCGGATACGTGAATGTTTCTGGCTTATTTCGCTTTTTACGGAAAGTGTTTTCTGCCATTCCGGTAATTGCTGCCATCTGTGCATCACTTACTCGCTCGGCCTCCATCCTTTTTGCAATATCGCCTTTTAAAAGGATGTATTTCTTTTGCTCTGTGGTATATCTGATTGCCACAGTCTTTCCTCCTTTCTTACTTAATAAACATCCATGCAGCGTTTGAAAGAATTAATGCAATCATGGTTACAATCCATGCGCAGAACCATTTGTGAGTCTGCTTTTTTGCCTCTCTTACAACTTCAACTGCATAGAAAGTTTCGAACTCTTCAAAATTTGTCACTTTTTTATCCTCGGTTTTCTTCATAAAAATCCTCCTGTTCTCTTGCGAAATACAGGAAGAAATGATATGATTATCCTGTAATCCGCTAGTGTGGTTAGTGGTTTACAGCTCCGAGGCGAGAGGTTTCAGCTCTCCTTCGGAGCACTTTATTTTTCAAAATGATTTTCCATAAGGTCAGCAATCATCAGATACTCTTCTGCAATTTTCCCTTTTCTTGTATTTTTAACCTGTTCACGGAATTCCGGAATAGTCCCAAAGAAGCATCCGCATGCAACTCTGACCTTTTTATCTTTGCATCTAAAAAACGTAGTGGTACGGAATTGAGTACCAAATCCATGAATAGTTGTGTAATCTGCATTGCCGGACACCTCTGCATTGCCGAACACCCTTGCATTGCCGGACACCTTTGCATTGCCGTACACCTTTGCATTGTCGGACACCCATGCATCGCCGGACACCTCTGCATTGCCGTACACCTTTGCATCGCCGGACACCTTTGCATTGCCGTACACCTTTGCATTGCCGGACACCCATGCATCGCCGTACACCTCTGCATTGCCGGACACCCATGCATCGCCGGACTGGTTTACATTTCCTTCTTTTTCTACCCATCCGCCAGTTTCTCCGGCTTCTACATCCGCAAATGAAATGAGTGCTTTGATTCGGAAAAGTTTCTTTCCGAAAATGTTAATTTTGGTTTCTGATGTTAATTCAAATTTCTTCATTTTCTTCCTCCTCTTTAATTACTGTGAATGCACAGTTTCTTTGTTTCGTCTTTTGAATTTTGTGATATACTCTCCTGTAAAGGAGGTGCTCATTTGGTAACAAGATATCAATATAAAATATTGAAAAAAGCTTTAAGAAATTGTGGATTTACTCCTATCAATCAGCGTGAAGTAGATGCCTGCAAATACCTTTTCAACAAAAAATGCTTTATGCGCTCAAGATTGCGAGAGTACGAATATGAAATCACGCAAGCAGGAGAAGTTGCCATGAAAGCATATTTTCAAGATATATCCAGATTTTGGATAACAACTGTTCTGTCCATCATTGCGCTGATTACAGGTCTTTTCTCAATCTCTATACAATCAGAGCCACTATTGAAATTGTTAGAGCAATTATTGAAATAACTGTCAAAACGTGTGTGCAGATGGATAACGATTTTACATATCGTGAATATATTCCGAACTGCTCTTTCAGATATTCGTTATCTGCCTGCTCACTCGGAATTTCTTCAGGCATCTTCAAGTCGCCTTTTTCCCCTGTCAGAACAGCTTTTTTAATCTTGTCTGTCTCATATTGCAAATCCAGAACAAATTTCCAAAGCTCTCTAAAGGACTCTTTGACTTTGCTTTTGTATTTGCTCAACTGTTTTCACCTCCATGTTACGAACTTTCTTTCTGTGTCTTGCCAGAATCATCTGTCTTATCAGCATTCTTATACTTGGCAATTGTCTCGCCAACACCGAGGAAATATCCCTTGTCAAACTCTGACATATTGGGAACTGCCTTGGTTATTGATTCGAGAATCTTCTTTTCTTTCTCAGACAATGTATTCACTCCTTTCTTACGCGTTTTGATTCTTCAAAAGCAACTAAGTCGCTTTCTGATACTCTGTAACCAGAGCCGTTCAGATTGATTGCCGGAAGCTGTTTATTCCGTATCCATCTCCACACGGTAGGAACTTTCACGCTATATCTCTGAGCGATTTCTTCACAAGTGTAAAGACGTTCCAAAAAATCACCCCCTACTTATTTTTAGTTGCGTTTACCACTTATTTGTGTTATCCTAGTTAATGCCTATTGGCAAAGGAAAGGAGTGGTTATCATGACCCAACTTTTGAATTTGCCTGTTCCCTTTGCTTTTAATCCGTCCATACTGATACCTCGACAGTCAAAACAGGTCAAAGACGGCTCTGATTGTTTTGTCAGCGATTAGGCATGTTGCAGAACCAAGACTGCGAAAGTGACAAGGTGCTTCAAGAAGCATTTGGTCTCGTCAGATGCGGCGTCAGCCTGCAAAGTACATAGGGTAAACAAATTTGGTAAAGAGCTGTTAGGGACGAGACCCCTGGCAGTTTCTTTTTATCTAATAGAAGCCTTGCTTCTATCGGATTGTGGTAAACGCTCAAGGCTTTGTGTTACCTTGTGTTATTATAATATCTCACTCAGATAGATTTGTCAAGCGTAAATCTCACAAAAAAATTTGACGGAGTTAGATTTTTGTGCTAATATATACTTGCAGTTAAGAATAGGAGGTGAAAAGAGTGAATACCAGGATTCAACAAATAAGAAAGACTGCGAAGATGACTCAGGATGAGTTCGCCGAGAAAATCGGGGTATCTAAGAACTTTGTTTGGATGATAGAAAAAGGAGAAAGAGTTCCATCAGATCGAACTGTCAAGGATATCTGTAGGGAATTCAAAGTCAACTACGAATGGCTGACTAAGGGAATAGGTGATATGTTCATCCAGAATAAGAGAAAATCTGATATTGCGGATTTTGTTGGTTCGGTTCTGAATGGAGAAGCAGATAGCTTCAAGATACGATTAGTAGAAATACTTGCTAATCTAAATGAATCAGAATGGGAAACACTTCAGAAACTTGCGAACGCTTTAGCGGACAAGAAAGAGGAGTAAAAAGATAGGGACAGGATGTAACTCCTGCCCCTTTTCTTTATTTCAGTCCTAGAAATGATATTATAAATCTAAATATTGTATATAATTGGTCATGGTCTGCTTTTTCTATCATCTCAATAATCTCTTTCTTATAATCCATAAATAACCCTCCCCTGTCACAATTCATATTGTATCATCTTCGGTGTGTTCGGACAAGTCAGAAAGTTTGTTCGGTTAATAAGGAGGAAAAGAAATGGCAACTGCAAAAAAACTGCCATCTGGCTCATGGAGATGTCAGGTATTCAGTCACATCGAAGAAATCCCGTTATCAGACGGGACTATCAAAAAGAAAAGGGTTTATAAATCTTTTACATGTTCAAGTCCTGTCATCCGCATTTTTATGAAAATCTTGTATTCACTGGTTCTCGCAAAGGACGTAGTGTTTTCAATGGTTTCGGCAATTTCAAATTAGCTCATAAAATATGTTATTTTGCCAGTTTTGGTATAAAAAAGAAGAACTATGCAACACGAAATGCAACACGAATTTGATACAATATGTAAAAAACAGCCCCAAGGAGTAACCTCCAAGGGGCTTAAGTTTTATGCTTTTTAGATTGCAATCAAATCTTTCCAGGTGTTCTCGCCACACTCTCCATCTACCACCAGTACTCCATTTCTGGATTTCTGATACTGTTTTAATGCGTAAATGGTATTTGCATCTGCCTTTCTGGATAAGCTCAGGGCTTTTCCATTCTTTCCTTTGAATCCTCTGGCAATTAAAATCTCCTGCAGTAACAGGACAGAAGTTCCTTCGCTTCCAAGTTTTACTAATTTTGGCTCAAACATATAACCGGCTCCTTTCGATGTGGTCGTTGATGGTTTTGTGCTAGTTGATGGTTTTGCGGTAGGCTTACTTCCAGTAGTATTGGTAAGTCCACTAAAATCAATCCCTTTTCCAGTAAATCTAAGACGATGCGTCCATCCGTGACTATACAGGTACCAGGGCTGTGTACGGATTTCATTTCCGGAGTTGTCCTTTGTATCGGCGGTTCCCTCGGATGATCTGGCGTGTACGATATTATTTTTATCAATCGCCATCGCTACATGACTATTGGATCCATTCGAATTATTGTCCGCCAGTTCCAAGTCGCCTTTAATCATCTGTGCATGAGCAGTCTGCTTTCTGGCAACAATTTCAAATCCGGCATTCAGCATCTTGAGCATATTGCCAGTATAAGAGCAATTCTCTTTGAGATAACGCGCCTGTTTGGTAAGCCCATTTTTGAGGAACGCATAGTAATAAGCAGTAAGTGCCAATGAGCTACAGTCAAAAGATTTCGGAATGTTAATTTCGTATAAACTCCTAATTCTCTGACTGTATCCATGACTGTTATCATTGGCAATATTTACCGCAAAGCTTACTGCATCGTTTTTCACATTCTGGATAATCTGTTCTTTTGTCTTTGCTATTGTTCCACTCTCCTTTGCTTCTGTATAATCTTTATAAAATATATTTCTATCAACTTTGGTATTAATTCCTGGAATCGTTGCTTTTGAGCTGTACTGCCAGCCAACACCCCAACTTGGACGTAATCTCTCAACTACTGTCCCGTTATCATTTGCCGGATATCTGGCAATCCAGAAATCATGCTTTTTGAGGTGACTGCAAATCACGGTATTGTACCAATCAACGTTGCAGTAAATTCCGAACTTATATCCTGCGGCTTCCACGATTTCACGGAACGCATCAGCCATCTTGTGAATGCTTTCAGAGCCAAGTGTACGCTGATTATTGTGTTCCAAATCCAGAAATACTGGAAACTGAATTTTTCTTCCATTCAGTACGGAAACAACCTTTCTGGCTTCACTCCGGGCTTCGGATACTGTCGAAGCATAGGAATACTTGTATACTCCTACTGGAATTTTATATTTATTGCATCCGGCAAAGTTGTTCTCGAACTGTCCATCAATAACATTTCCGGCTTCTGTAATTCTCAAGATTGCAAAATCCATTCCGTAATTTGCAACCTTATTCCAATCAATCTTCCCTTGCCACGATGATACGTCAATTCCTTTAATTTCCATCTGTCTTCCTTTCTCCGGTCTTGCACCGGCGCAAATTCCAATATATGTCATTCAAACGTGCGTGACATGCTCCCACCACTTAAATCTCTGATTTTGAAGTGGGGGCTTCTTGCTCAATGGCTCTACTGAGCCAAGTATCTACAAGCTATCCTCGCGTGCCCCGCGATTTCTTTTGCCCGGACACGGGCATATTTTCTTTCTTATTGTCCGGATACGGACAATTTATGCTGCCAGCATCCTTCTTGCCTCTTCACGGATGTTGATTGCTGCATTTCGATCTCTGTCCATCTCATTTCCACACGTACAGCGGTAAACTCTTTCGGATAATTTCAACTCTTTTTTTATCTTTCCACATTTACTGCATTTTTTACTTGAAGGGAAAAAGCGGTCTACCTTTACTAATTCTTTTCCCTTCCAGGCAAGCTTATAATCCAGCATATTCCGGAACATCCCGTATCCATTATCCTGTACACTTTTCCCAAAATGCAGGCACTGGCTCATCGCTTTCATATCAATATCTTCTACCGCAACTATATCGTATTGGTCTGCGATCCTGCGGC